GCCGTGCCGCGCGGGCCCTTGCGGTCGCGGATCGGGCGGGAGCGCTCCGGGTGCGTCATGCGGCACCCGCCGCGGGGATCGGCCGCCCGTAGCGCTCAGCGCAGCCCGCGCACTCGGCGATCCGGTTCCAGCCGATGTAGCCCATGTCGCCGCCGGGGCTCATCGTGTGCGACAGGTACCGCTGGCCGCGCTTGATCCACCCGTCGCAGCTGGAGCACTGGTGCGGCTTGCGGGCGGTGCGGGTGACGGTGCGCGCCAGGGCGGTCATCGGCCGACCCCGCTCTCCAGCCGGGCGATCTCCTCGGCGCTCAGATGCCGGACCTCGCCGGGGCTGCACCACACCGGGCCGAGCCAGCCCTCGACCGCGACACCGATCGGGTACTGGGTGTCGTCGAAATCGACGACGGGACCGGTGCGGCCGTTCAGGCGCAGGCCGGGCGGCGTCGCCTCGCTCTCGCCTTCGCGGGCGGTGATCTGCACCAGGTCGCCGATGCGGAAGTCGCGCGGGTCGGGGGCGCTCCCGGCGGTCTCGACCGGCAGCACGCCCTGGCCCTCGGTCTGCGGCTGCGGCTCGCCGTCGGGCTCGGGCTGCTCGATCGGCTGCTCCCGCAGACCCGACGCCAGATCCGGGTGCACCAGCACCCCGCACACCACCCAGCCGTCTCCGCCGACGTCCGACGTGAGGTCCCACATGTCCGGGTAGCCGAGGTGGTCGGTGCGCGCCTTGCGCTCGACCCACGTGATCTCGCCCGGTTCGCCCGCGTCCAGCTCCGCGCACGAGACCCGAAACGCCCGCTCCGCGTACGCCTTCGCGTCGGCCAGGTTCGCGAACATTGGGAACCAGCACTCGTCGTCGTTGTAGCCCGACCACACGCGGGTCAGACCGGTCGGGCCGGGGGCGAGTTTCGCCTGCTCCAGTTCGGCGCGCAGCCGGGCGATGGCGCGCTCGTGCACGCCGTTCATCGCCTTCGCGGCGTTCAGGACGACCTGAAGGGCCTCGGCCCTGCGGGACATGGCCCCGAACTGGTCGTCGAGCAGCCGCAGCATGCGTGCGGCGATCTCGTGGCCGGAGTTGTCCAGGACGTCGATGCCGTATGCGACGACGCGGTAGTCGATCTGCTTGGCCAGCGCCTCGGCGTCGAGGGCCTCGAGTGGGAGGGTGCCGGTCGTGTCGGTGTCGTTCATGCCGTCACCGCCGAGGGTGCCTCGTCGACGAGCGGCGCGGACTGGAGGACCGACTCGGCGGTCCACTGCCCGATGACCCTGCGCGCCACCTCGTAGCGCCATCCCCGCTTCGCGATGTCCTCGCGGGCGTTCAGGTCATCGACGTGCTTGCGCGCCGCAGCCTCGGGCATCGGAAACCCGCGGACCGCGAGACCGGAGGCGTCACTGCGCTGCCACGTCCACTCGGTCTTCTGCCGGCCGAGCACTTCGAGCGCTTCGGCCCACGGGTCGTTGTCGCCGGTGTGCTCGCCGATCACCTCGAGCGGGGCGATGGCGTAGGCGAGGCTGTCGGCCGCGTCCTGCGCCTGGTCGCGTTCGCCAATGGTCTGGTCCAGTCCGGTGCGCGTCTGTCGCAGCTCGCGCAGGATCGCGTCGAGGTCGCCGAGGAACGCGGGCATCTGCTCGGCGCTCGGCATGAGGTCGGCAGCGGAGAGGTTGTCGATCCTCCAGCGGTCGATGAGATCGGTCAGGCGCCCTTCGGCGCTGTCGGGTGCGGTGTGCATGTCAGTTCCTTTCCGGCCGTGCGGCCAGGTGTCGATGCAGGTCAGGGATTGCGGTGACTATCGGGTGTCTCTGCGCTCGCCGATCGACACGCGGCGGCCGGACACGGCGCCCCGTGCGCGTGCGGACCGGATCTCGCGCCGGCGCCCGGCGCTCTTGACCGCCGCGCCAACCCCGGCGCCCGCCACGACGAGCGCGAGGATCGCGACGACGAGCGCGGCACCGCCCCACAGCGGCAGCGTCACCAGCCACCAGGACCAGTCGATGACGTGGCCGAGCTTCAGGCCGATAAACAGCAGGCCGAGGGCGCCGATCAGGCTGATCCCGCCGCTGCTTCCGTTGTTGTCGCTCACTGCTGATCTCCGTTCGGGTTGAGGGGCTGGAACCGGGCGTTCGTGCAGGTCAGTGCCACTGGGGGCTGCGGGGCGTGGTCGGACAGGCGCGGCGGCAGGGGTGCGGTCATCGGCTGGCGCCCATTCGGTCCAGCGCTTTGCGCACGCTCATCCACAGCAGCGACGCGGGCCTCGCGGTCCGGCTCGGGGTCGTGGCTGGCGGCCATCAGCTCTTGACCATGTCCACGAAGCGGGCGAAGTGCGGCTGGAACGCGATGGTCGCGGTTCCGGTGTGGCCGTTGCGGTTCTTCGCGAGGATCACGTCCGCCTCCCCGGCGCGCGGGCTGTCGCGGTCGTCCTGGTCTTCGCGGTGCAGAATGATCAACTCGTCGGCGTGGCGTTCGAACGCCTCGGTGTCTCCGAGGTCGAACATCGCCGGGTGGATCCAGCCGTTGGCCTTCGCGGGGAAGCTGCGCATCGTGGAAACGGCGACCACCGCGATGTTCGCGGCGCGAGCGAGTTGCTTGAGCCCGACGGCGATCTCTTCGATGCGGTCGGCCGACGCCTGCTCGGGGTCCGTTTCCGCGAGCAGTTGCACGTAGTCGAGGGCGAACAGGCGCAGTCCGCGCTCGTGGACCAGTCGCATCGCGGTGAGGGCGACGCGCTCCAGCGTCCAGTTGATGACGTTGTCCAGCCCCAGTACGGCGCCCGTCACCGCGTCGCGCACCTCTTTGGCGCGCTGCATCTCTTCGGGGGTGGCCCGGTCGCGCCGAGACGCGCCGAACCGGACGCGCGCTTCGGCGCACAGGACGTACTCCATGAGCTGGTCGGCTCCGGATTCGGTGCTGGCGAAGAACGCGGGCTGCCCGCAGCGGATGGCGGCGTGGCGGGCGAGGCCGATGGTGAACATGGTTTTGCCGACGGCGACAGGTCCGGTGATGGCGGTGAGGTGGCCGGGGTGCAGTCCGCCGCCGAGGAGAGCGTCGAGGTCTTCGTGGCCGGTGGGGATCGGGGCCTGGTTCTCGGTGTCCACGGGATTCCTTAGGTAGTAGGTGGTGAATGTCAGGAGTGCGCCATGTCCACGAAGCGGCTGTAGTGCCCCTGGAACGCGACGGTGATCGTCGCGGTGGGGCCGTTGCGGTGCTTCTCGACGATGAAGTCCGCTTCGCCCGCCCTGGGGCTCTCGCGCTCGTACGCGTCCTCGCGGTGCAGGAGGATCACGACATCCGCGTCCTGCTCCAGCGCGCCCGACTCGCGCAGGTCGGACATCATCGGGCGCTTGTCCGCGCGCTGCATCGGGCCGCGGTTGAGCTGGGCGAGCACGATGACCGGGATGTGCAGTTCCCTGGCCATCAGCTTCAGTTCGTTCGAGATCGCGGTGACCTCGGTCTGCCGGTTCTCGTGCTTGCGGTCGCGGCCCGACTTGGCCAACTGCGCGTAGTCGAACACCGCCAGTTCCAGGCCGGCGCCCTGCTTGAGCTGCCTGGCCTTGGACCGCGCCTGCATGACCGTCAGGTTCGGCCGGTCGTCGATCGTGATGGGGGCGGTGACGACCCGGTCGTAGCACAGGGCGAGGCGCTCCCAGTCGTCCTGCGCCATGCAACGCGGTGCCATGTGGTGCAGGGGGATGGAGCCTTCGGCGGACAGGCAGCGACGGACCAGTTCCTTACGCGGCATCTCCAGGGAGAAGAACACGCTGGGCAAGCGCCGCCTGATCGAGACGCTGCGGATCACGTCTAATCCGGCCGTTGACTTGCCCATGCCAGGCCTGGCCGCGATGATCACCATCTGTCCGGGCTGCAAGCCGTGCGTGAGGTCGTCGAGGTCGCGGAACCCGGTGGGCAGGCCCATCTCGACGCCGTTCTTGAGTTCGTCGATGACCTCGTCCGCCGTGTCGCGCACCGTCGGGTCGTCTTCGTGCACCGTGCGGTCGCTGATCGCGTTCGCCTCGGCCTGTGCGCGGTCCACGATCGCCGCGAGGTCCGCGGCGTCGTCGGTCTCGTAGCCCATCTGCGCGATGCGCGTGCCGGTCTCGATCAGGCGGCGACGGGTCGCCAGGTCCCGCACGATCTGCGCATACCAGCCCGACGATGCGGGGGTGGTGACGCTGCCGGTGAGTGCGTGCAAGTACGGCAGGCCGCCGATCCTGCCGATCAGCCTGCGGTTCGTCAGTTCCGCGCCGACCGTGAGCGCGTCGGCGGGCTGGCCGGTCGCGGACAGGCGCAGGATCGTGGTGTAGATGGTTTCGTGCGCGGGCTTGTAGAAGTCCGCCGGGGTCAGGATGTCCGCGACCTCGCTGATCGCGTGCTTGGACATGAGCATCCCGCCGAGCACGGCCATCTCGGCTTCCAGGTTCTGCGGGGGGGTGCGGTCGTTCACGCGGCACCGTCCCGGACCGATTCGGCGTTCTTGGTTTCGCCGCTGCGTAGGACGGCGTCCGCGATCCGGTGCGCGTGCTCCAGCGCGAGTCCGCGGGCGGTGTATGCGGCGTCGTGGGCGGTGGCTTCGAGCCAGTCGGCGATTCCGGTGCAGACGGCTGAGTTCAGGGGTTGTTCGGCGTAGTGGTCGCGGCTCGCGGTGCGCAGCATCTCGGCCGCGTCGCGCAAGCGCCGGGTCTCGCTCACGGCGTGCTCGCTTTCTGGGTCAGGGGGTGGCAGCGGGGGCAGCGCACGGGGTGGCGTTCGGCGTTCTCGGCCATGCGGGTCTGGGGGTCGCAGTTGCCGCACCATTCGGGGCGCGAGGCGTGATCGGTGACAGGAAGTGGGATCTGCCTCGGCCCGGTGATGTCCTCCTGGGCCTTGAACATCCAGTTCTCCCAGGTGGCGACCCAGTCGACCTTGGTGGCGTCGCGGCCGGACTTGGCGCGCCAGTACCTGATGAACTTCTCGGTCTGGTACTTGCCGTCGACGTCGGGGGTGTTTTCGCGGGCCCACGCGACCATGGCGGGGGTGACGGTGAAGTCGTCGGGGATTCGTGTGCCGCGCGTAGTGCGGCCAGAAGAAGACGAAGTCTTCTTCTTATCTGTCTCTGTCTCTGCTTCGGTTTTGCTTCGCGTTTGCTTCGGTTTTGCTGAAGCACTTGCTTCATCGTTTGCTTCGCCGCGGCGAGTGGCCCCGGAAGCCTTTCCGCCCTTCTGGCCTGCGGCGGAACGCTTTTCAGACAGGTCCCTGACCTCGGCCGCGCTGCGCTGATGCTCCAAGTAGTCGTGGATGACGTACACGTCGCCGACGGCTTGAGGGCAGCTCTTGCACTCGTGCTGAGCGGTGTGCCAGAGATTTGCTTCAAGCAAACGCGAAGCAAGTGCTTCGTTGTCCTTGAAGTCGGTCATCCGGCCGATCAGTCGAACCGGGATAACCCCGTCCGTGAGCTGGCGTGATGCGTAGCAAAGCCCACACACGTACAGCCACGCGGCCTCGCCGCCGACCGCGGCAATCTTCATGTGGTCGGGCAGTCCGTCGTGCAGCCGGACATAGGTGCGGCGGTCGGCCATTGAGCCGCAGCCTCCTTGCTAGGGGTTGTGTGGACGTGGGGTCGCGGGCCGGCGCTTGAGCCGTGCCGGTATGTCGGGGGTTCACCACGGACTGCCGGTCTCGCGAAGCCGCTTGGACCGGGCGGCGTCCTCGGCCTCGCGCCAGCGCGCCTCCAGGCCCACGCCGGGGTACACGCGGCATCCGGGGTCGTCCGGTACGGCGTGCGCCTCGCACATCCGCAGGCTGGCGCCGGACTCGTACACCAGGTCCGCGCCCTCGTCGGCCCAGAGCCAGGCGCCGCAGCCGGGCGCCTGGCAGCGCGTCAGTTCGTCGTGCCCGTCGCCGGGGCCGAGGCCGAGCAGGTCGGCGAGGCGGTCGTCGGCGTCGTCCGTGGCGGCGGCCCACAGCGCCTCGGCCTGGATGAGCACGACGTTCGGGAGCGTGTCGGGTGCCGTGAACGTGCGGCGGACAGTGGCAGGCATGTCAGGCTCCGATCGGCGCGGGGGAGGCGGCCGCCACGATCTCGGCCATGGACAGGTCGGCTTTGAAGCTGTGGCCCACCAGTCGCTCGACCGCCAGGTATTCCTGGGCCATGGCCGGGTTGAGGCGCGCGGACAACACGAGTTCCTTGCGCCCGGCCAGGACGCAGAACATGCATGACAGGCGCGGCATCCCGGCGTCATAGGCCGGGTGGTGCGGCAGGCCCGAGCGGCGGATCGTCTCCCAGACCTGGCCCGAGGACCAGTCGAAGATCGGCAGCCAGCGGTCCACGATGCGCCGCCCGTTGGATGCGGCGGTGTCCGGCCCGAACGGCGTCTTCTTCGCCCGCGCCGGGGACTCTGCGGCCCGGATGCCGAGGCAGTTCAGGATCCTGATCGGGCGTTCCGGATGCGTGCGCCGGTGTTCGTCGGCGAGCCGCGTCATTAGCTTGGCGACCTGGGCGGTCTTCTGGTCGGAGGTGCAGTACCTGGCCTGACTCGACGGCCACGCGGGGGTCGTGGTGTCACCCTTCGCCCGCAGCGTGTTGTGGCGGGTGACGATCTGGTCGAGCAGGTCCTCGGTGCGCGCGACGGTCTCGAACCGCAGTCCGTACGCGGCGGCCTGACGCTCGGCGAGTTCGCGCGTGCCTTCCCACTCCACGCGCCCGAGGTCGGCGTGGACCACGATGATCCGACTGCGAGGCACGTCTTCGGCGTCGGCGCGCTCGACCAGGTGCGTGAGCATCGCTTGGGAGTCTTTTCCCGCGCTGGAGTTGACGAGGATCACGTCGTACGTGTCCAAGTCCGGGGTGGCGCGGATGTCGCCGAGTTCGATGAGGGTCGTTTGCGTGCTCACGCGAGACCCCCGAAGCGGGCGCCCGTAGACTGGGCCATCAGATCCGTCTCCTGTATGCGCAGGTGCGGGTTCAGGCCTCCGGTTGGCGCTTCCGACGCCTCCGGAGGCCGCTTTGTTGCGAGCCTTCCGGTAGCCACTTTGCCACAAGTCGTTTGGTCTGTACAGTAGACCTCATGGACCGTGACAGATTCGCTGACCAATGCGCCAGCGACAAGACTTCGCAGGTAGGTGGCCTGCACATCGCAAATGGCATGTGGCACGATGACGGCATGGCGCGCATCGACCCCGACGACCCGCGAATGGCTCCGGTTATGGCGGCGCTCGCCGCATGGCGCAAGGCCGAGCAGGCCGAGAAGCGTAAGCGCGCCGAGTTCGCCGAAGCCGTCGCGGTAGCCATTCGGGCTGGCGTTCGTCCCGCTGTGATCGTGCGTAGGACCGAGAAGTCGGCCGAGACCATCCGTCAGATGGCCCGAGAGAACGGTGTCGAGCCGTTGCGCGAACCGACTACTACGAGCATCCGCAAGGTTCGCGAGAAGCTGGCCGCCGCTGGCCTTGACGCGGACGATTTCGGCGACCCTGCGGCGGGCTGACCTGTGCCCGAGCCGCTTTTCCTGCACCTGCGTTTCCACGGCTTCGCGCTCACGATGCGCGGAGTCCCGGCGGTCGCGTTCGTCCCCGGCCTGACCGGCGACCCGCGCAACGGCGAACCCGAGCCCTACGCCTTCACCGCCGACGGCATCGCGGTCAACCCGCTGGACCTCGACAGCCTGCGCGTGCTCACCGAGGCCGATCTCGACGAACTCGACATCCCGCGCGGCACCGAGGTGGACTGGCGTCGCATCGCCTGACGCCTCCAGCACCGCCGCGCCGCAGCGCACACACCGGGGCGTCACCGGTCGCACCTGCGCCCGTCGATGACCCGCTGCAGCTGCTCCAACTCCCGAGCCCCGCGCCGCATCAGCCACACGCACCACCAGCTGACCGCACCCCCGCCGGCGAACATCGCCACCCCAGGCCACCAGCCGACCAGCAGGCACAGCGCCGCGAACAAGCCGTAGAACGTCGCGACGAACCAGCCCAGACCGGGCAGGTACGGCTGCGAGCGCACGATCCACCGGGCGATGCTGTCGAGGGTCACCGCGCCCGGTCCTTCGCGGGCAGTGCCCTGGCCCCTGCCGCGGCGCCGTCCAGGCCGAGCGATCCGACGTCAATCGCGAGTTGGACGTAAACCTCGATCCCCTTGCGCGGCTTACGCCACCGCTTGAACGCCAGAATCCGCGCAGCGGCCGGCACCACATGCTCGTCGTGCGCCAACTCCGCGAGCCTGTTGACCGCCACCTGAATCTGCACGGGCACCGAGGCGTCGCCTCCCGCGACGCTGTAGCCGCCCGTTCTGCGGATCGAGGGCAGCACCTCGTGCGCCAGCCACCGCCGGAACGGCTTCACGGCCGGCGACCGGCTGATCATCATCAGGGCGTAGACGCCGGCCTCGCTGACCACCGTCATGACCTGCGGGCCGCCAGGGGTGTCCACGACCGTGGACGCCCTTTCGTCGTCGTCGAGCTGCGCGACGGCGTCTCGCGGCTTGGTGATGCCGACCGCCGTGCACGCGTCGTTGGCGACGAACCACGGCTCTCCGTCGACCATTAGCGAGCGCACCTGCTGGCCGGTGGGCGGGAAGACGAACGGCTGGATCTCGGTCACGATGCCCCTTCCGGGCTGATGGGTGGGGTGGGTGGGTGTGGCATCGGTCATCGCTCGTCGCCGCAGCACTCCGCGACCCATCCGCCGGTCTCCTCGTCCCGCGTGATCCGCGCCCCGACCGCAAACGGCTCACCGCAGCCCGCGCACTGACCCCGGTACCGGGCCTCGAACCAGTCCGGACGCAGCAGCTCGCGCACGACGCCGACGGTCGGCTGCGGAGTAGGGGAGTGCAGCCAGCAGGCGCATTGATCCACGGCCAGGTCGGTGAGATCGCATCGGGCGGTCACAGCGGTCCGACCTTCCGGTTCGCTGGCACCGGACACGACGGCTCCCACTTGTCGCCGATCAGCCGCCACCGGCACTGCCCTGCCTTCGCCGCCTCGGCCGCCGACCACTCGGTCCCGTCCGCCATGTGCGTCTTGCGGAACGCCACTGCGCCGTCCGGACGCAGCGCGGCCAGTCGGCCGCACCGGCATTTCGCGCCGGTCAGGATCTTCACCGCGAGCGCCATCGCTGCCTGCGCCGGTCCGTCGTGGTTCTCGGCGGTGATCCGAGCTCCCCGGTACTGGGCATGCGCGTACCAGCCGGCCTCGGCGACCGGAACGTCCTCGTGGACGAAGCCGATCTCGAACTGCCGGGCCCCGGCGCGCCCCACGAGATCAGCGCATGCGACCACCTTGTCGCGGTCGGCCTGGTCTAGACCCTCCTGCCAATCGTTCACTGCTGCTCACCGTCCATGTCGCTGAGCGCCGCGTGGATCTGACCGTTGAATTCGCTGCGGCGGGTGCAATTCGGGAGGCCGAGGTAGTTGCCGTCGAGTTCGAGCACGTCCTCGACCAGCTCCCTGTCGGCGTCGACCTGGAAGCGCACGAGAAGGCGGCGGCGCAGGAGGGCGCGCAGCAGGTCGGGCCAGCCGATCGTGATCTCGGTGCTGACGAAGGGGTCGTCGATCGGCTTGCGCCAGTCGAGGGAGCGTCCGTGCACGAACGTGCTCAGGTAGTAGCGCGGGCCGGTCTCGCGGCTGTCGTAGGTGGGCTGGATGGACTGGCGCGGCTCGGTCACAGCGCCCCACCGCCGTCCCGCGTCCGGCGCGCGCAGATCTCGCCGCGCACCGACAGCCCCAGGCCGGCCAGCGCGATCCCGAGCAGCCCCCACGCCAAGCCGTCGCCCCACACCGCGAGGTCGAACACCGCGAACGCCAGTGCGCCGACGTAGAACACCTGGAAGCGCTCGAAGACGCGCGGCTGACGGTTCGCGCGGCCGGCACGTTCGACCAGCTCGGGAAGGTTCACGGCGCGGCCCCTTCCGAGATATCGGCGAGGACGGCGGCGTGGCATGGCCCGCGCGCGCACCAGCAGCCGAGTCGTTTTCCGCGCAGCCGCTCGCGGGCCAGCGCCACCAGGTCAGGCCGCGAGCGCAGCCACTCCCGGTACAGCCGCACCGCCTCGGCCGCGCCGCCGACCTGCTGGACCTTGTACGGGTTCGCGAACGGCGAGGCGGCCAGCCGCCAGCCGCCCTGGTACATCGACCTGCCGACGTAGATCACGTCGGGCGCCCACTCTAGGCGCGGGCCGAACTCGTTCTTGCGGCCCTTGAGGCACACGGTCTCGGTGGTCACGAGGCGTTCACCTCGGCTCGCGCGACCGGCCGCACCTTGACGATCTGGCCCTTGAACACGCAGCCCGACACGTTGCCGACCGTCACCGGCCCCGGCTCTTTCACGCCGATCGCGTACGTGCGCACCCACACCCGGAACCACGACGGCGCAGGCCTGCCCGCGTTCGCGCTCTCATCGCTGACCCAGCCGCCGCAGCCACAGCCCGGCTCGTTGCACGCCGTCCCCGTCACGTCATGCGGGTGCTTCGAGTAGGTCGCCATCCGCCCGGCGACCATCGGGCACGCCTTGGCCGAGTAGGCGGCGCACTCCGGGTGCAGCGCGGGCTCGCCCGAGAACCCCTCGTCGATCATCGTCTGGGTGGCGAGGAACAGGTACGGCGGGTCGCCCAGGCGCTGCCCGCAGACCTGGCACAGGTAGTGGGCGACACACTCGGCGACGCGCTTGCCGTGCGTGCCCCCGAGATGCGTGCGGCCCTCGGCGACCAGCGAGATGTACGGCACGACCAGGCCGCCGAGCAGGGGTCTGGACTCGCAGCGCTGCGGGATCGACGGGACGCTCACGACCGTTCACCCGCCTCGTGCAGGTAGGCGCGGGTGAGGTCCAGCGCGTACATGCCGTGCGACTCGTCCGCGCCGGGATCGTCGGCGCTCGCGTCGAGACACTGGGCCTCGAACTCCAGCCAGTCCGCCAGCGCCCGCACCTCGGCTGGGTTGAGCATCACGGAGCGGCCCAGGCTCTCGGACAGGTCGGCGTCCCGGCGCAGATACTCCGCGGCGCGGCGCATCGAGGAGGCGGCAGCGGGGGAGTCAGGCACCGGCCTGCTCCGCGTACTGCTCCGCGATGGCCGAGTACCGTGCGATCTCCAACCGCGCCTCCGTCAGCCGCTTGACCGCGTACTCGTCGTTGCCCTGCGCGCGGGCTTCGTACAGTGCGACCGTCTCGCGGGACGACTCGATCGACTCCAACGCCGCCTTCCGCAGCGCCGCCGGAGTCGCCCACGATCCGTCCGCGACGATCGGCGTGCCGTCGTACACACAGGAGCGCAGATAGCCGTACACGGTGTTCAGCGACATGTGCGCGTGCCGGTCGTAGAACGCGGCCTTGTAGAACACCGACACCCGGTCGCGCCCGAGCCCGTCCACGACGTACAACCACATGTCGTGGTCGCTGGCGCGCTTGGACCAGCCCTCGGGCAGGGTGGTGTGCCGGAACATCGGGTCGCCGTCCGCGAGATCGCCGAACACGAAACCCAGGGCCTCGAACTCGGCGTCGGTGCGGTGCGTGTCGGTGGGCAGCAGTTGGGAGGCGACGAGTTGCCGCTGCCCGTCGGCTTCCATGTCGCCGATGATCCGGTCGCTGCTTTTGCCGCCCATGGCTTCGGCGAGGATCAGGTAGGCGCCGCCGTCCTTGACGAATTGGCTAGTGTTCTGAATCTCGTTCACGATGTCTCCTGGTTGAAGTCGAGTTCGGTTTGGCTGGGGAGCGGCTTGATCGGGGCGGTATTCACACGTCCGCCAGGCGGAGATCGCAGTCCTCGCACTGCCCGCAGCCGCCGCACGGCAGGTCCACGAGGCTCGGCAACAACTGCTCGTACGGTTCCGCGGCCCGCTCACCCATCGACCCGCCGCCAGCGACACACAGGCCGAGGCCCAGGAACAGCGCCAGCACCGACCCGCACGCGCAGCCGAGCACCAGCGCGGGCAGGTGGGCTTTCGCCGCGAACGCGCAGCCGGCCACCAGCGCCGGGCACGCGCCCAGCACCAGCAGCCGGCCGAGGCGCAACGCGATCACCGCGCACGCACCCACGGGATCCACCGGCCGCGCCGAGGCTCGCCGCCCGCGCCGTCACCCAGACACGCGCACGGGCCCGACAGTGCCGCGTCGATGCGCTTCATGACACGGCCCGTGGAAGCCACCGCGAGTTGCCGACGCAGCGCCGCGATCGTCTGGCCCTGCAACGCCACCCGTTCGCGAAGCTGCCGGTTCGCCTCGGCCAGTCGCTGGTTCTCGGCGTGCTCGCGGGCCGCGGTCTCCAGTGCCGCGTCACGCTCCCGCGCGAGGTTGCAGGCGTGCTCGCCGAGCGCGTACTCCGCGGTCGTCGGGTGCACGGTGGGGGTGTCCGGCGGCCAGTCACGCGCGAGGTAGTGGTCTGCTGTGGTGCTCATCAATGCACGTGTCCTCTGGGGTTAGAAACGGGGAATGTCGCTGCTCGGCGGCTATAAGCCAGCACATTCGTTGAGTACTACTCGGGCACGCTCATCGCGGCTCCCACCGGGTAGCGCGCTGCTGCGGGCCGAGCACCGCGACGACCGTGCCCATGTCGCTCGGCCGCCACAGCGCGGTCTCGAACCCGCACGCCGTCAGGTGGGTGAGCCAGGCGCGCTGCGGGTCGCTAAGGCGCCCGGTCTCGGTCTTGAGCTCGGCGAAGATCGTGCGCCGACGCCGAGGATGACCGAGGACGAAGTCGGGCCAGCCGCGCTCGGAGAACTTCGAGTTGTGCGTGTGGTACGTGATCCACCCGTAGTACGCGGCGGTCTCGCGGATCTTCGCGGTCCACGCCGCCTCGGTCATGCGCGAGACGGGTTGCCGACGGGTGGCTCCCTCCCCCCGCGCAGGGTGCGGTCCGAGCGCGGGGGGAGGGGTCTGGCCCGCCGCGGTTGAGGCTCGGGCCGCGGCGGGGGACTCGGGCGGGGCGGCGATCTCGGTCACCACTCGCCCCCGCAGACTGGGCAGTAGCCCTGCTCGTCGAGGTCCTCGCACACCACGCAGGTGGTCTCCTCGTCGTCCGACACCCACGGCACGTGCGTCACGTCCAGGCCGCACAGCGCGGTGTTCTCGTCGCAGTGCACGACGTGCACGGTGCCGGTGTCGCCAAGCAGTTGGCTGGTCGACTCGGGAGCGGTGAGGGTCTTCACGACGCACCTGCCAATTGCCCGGCCGCGGCGTCGAGCACGTCCTGCGGCGGACGCCAGAACCCCAGCGCGCCCTTGCACGGCACCGGCTCCGGCAGGCGGCGCACACGGTCGAGCGTGTAATGGAAGACGCCCGGCCCCGGTTCGCCCCACGGCGCGCAGCAGCCGGCCGCCTCATGGCAGTCGGTGATCTGCGCGAGTCCGAGGATCGAGCCGAGTTGAGACTCGAACCGGAATGCGCCCGTGCGCATCATCCAGCGGCGCAGAACCGGCTGGTCTGCGGCGTGCCGGTCGTAACTCTTGCCCGCGTGCAGCAAGACCAGTCCGCGCCGATGCGTGCGGGTCGTCCGGTTCTCGGTGCGCTTCGGGTCGGTGTCGTCGGTGATGATCGCGTCGAGCCAGGGCTGGCGAATAGTCAGCGCGCGCAGGTCGAGCGCGGAGCCGGACCGCTCGGCGAGGCTCGGGGGCGCCGGGTCGGCGTCGGCGTACGCGTCGCGCACCGTGGCGAGCAGGCGCTCACCCAGGGCGTCGGTGTACCGAGGGCGGTTCACGCGGCACCCGCCTCGAAGTTCAAGACGCCCTGCGCGCCGAGCGGGCGGTTCGACCACAGCACCTCGGTGCGGGCACGGGCGCCCGGGCGCCCGTTACCGGTCGCCGCAGGGCACTGCACACGGTCCCAGCCCCCGTACAGCCCGTCATAGAGCGGCGACGGGTAGCCGGACAGCACGACCGCCGCCGCGCACCCGTGCAGCGCCCGCGCCAACTCGCGATGCCCCTCGGGATCCCGCATCTCGTGGCCGTAGCGCGCAGCAGGGTGGCGCGTGTCCTCGAGGTACGGCGGGTCGAGGTAGAGCAGTACCTCGGGGCGAGCGCCGTACTCGGAGATCACGTCGAGCGCTGGCGCACACTCGAGCGTGACTGCGTGCAGGCGCGCCGCAGCCGGCGCTATCCGGTCCAGGGCGTTGCCGATGACGGCGGGGACGCGGCGCTGGGCGGCGGCGTGTTTCCAGCCGTCGTACCCGTCGAGGCGACGTGCGCGCCCCTGGTGCAGTAGTACCCATACGAGGCGGGCGCGTTCGAGGTCGTCCGTTTCGGCGTCCAGGCGGATGAGGGCGTTCTCGTATTCGGCGCGCGAGTGCGGCGTCAGGGCGCAGGCGCGCGCCAGTTCCTCCGGTCGGTTCCGTAGTACGCGCCAGAAAGTCACCAGGCTGTGGTCGAGGTCGTTGACGGTCTCCATGCGCGAGGGCGGTTTGGCCAGCAGTACCGCGAGGGAACCGGCGAAGGGTTCAACGTAGTGTTCGTGCGGTGGCAGCATGCTGACGATCCACGGCGCGAGGGTTTGCTTGCTGCCGAAGTACGGCACTGGGGGCTTCACGCTGCCGCTCCGGTCTGCTCGCGGGCGACCAGCAGCGCGGCCTCCAGGTCAGCGCCCAGCGTCGCCCGGTACGCGCGCGAGTCGATCCGCTTGGCGTCCGGCACCGATAGGCTGCCCGCCGCGTGCGGGAACGGCACCGCGACCGCCCACAGCGTGCGCGTGTCGCCCCGGCGCGCGACCGTGACGTACACGGCGTCGGAAAGCACCGTCAACGTCACCGCGCCCTGCCCGGCTGCCGCGGGGATGCGCGGGGCGCGGTGGGTCTTGGTGAGCGTGGCGATCGTGATCGGGGCGTCAGTGCGCGCGTCGGCGAGCTGCGTGCATAGGGTGAGCGCGGCCAGGACGGCGTCGACGGTCGGATTGGTCATCACGCCGGCACCGCCTTGGCTGCCGAGTTGTCGCCACGCGACTTCTTCCGCGACCACTCGCGGCGGTGATGGCACGGGCTGCAAACCGCCTCGACGTCCTCCTGGTGGTCGGACGCATAGCCGAGGTAGTGGTCATACTCGTGGCGCGGCCTCCGGCCCGGCTCAAGATGCCCGCAGTCTGTGCACGGCACATCGTTCGGGTTGGGCAGCAGGCCCACCTTCACCAGATGGTTAACGCGCCCGCGAGCCTGCCTGCGGTCATCATCCCGAGGCGCCTGGAAGCGACGCCCCGGCTCCGGTCGCGGCCTCGGCCGATAGGCCTGCCGATGGCGCGCGTTACTACGCTCAACACAGACGGACTTGCGGCCATCCCATCGGCTCGCGTCGACACTGAACTCGGACTTCGGATGCCAGTCCTTGCAGCCGGTGCACCACTTCTCGCCGGCATCGACCTTGGCCTGGTAGTCATCGAGCGAAAGCCCGGTCTTCTGTGCGGCGCCCTTCAGGACGCCAAGGCGACTGCCCATTACCGGACCACCCCGCGTACCTGCGGCATCTGCACCCACACGCGCCCGTCGAGCTCCGGCGTCGGGATCTTCTTGCCATGCACAGCTGCCTGCTTGAAGAAGAACGCCACCTCGCTGGCCCGCGTGACCTGATCGCGCAGCGCGCGGACCCAATCCAGATCCATGTCTCGCGCACCCGAACCCGACTCCGCGCCCACGATCACCAGATCGAGCACCGAAGGCGTTGAGGTGTAGATCTCACCCTGCAGGGTCTTCACGCCGCCGCCGAGCGCGTCCATGACCACGCCCCGCGCATGCAGGTTGCGCAGATCGATCGGCCCCAACAGCGGCTCCAGGCTGACGAATCGCGTCGCCGCAGGGGTCTCCAAGAGTGCCGGGATGCGGACCTGCGCCCAGTGCTGATCCTCCGCGCTCACGCCGAGCATCACGTGGGGGAGTGGCGGCATCGGCCGCGGCGTTGCGCGATCACCGATCAGTTTCTCGTTGACCTCCCAGTCCTTGCCCGGGTGGTCGATGTCGGTAAAGGCGCGCCACACCATTTCGCCGAAAGCATCCGACCGCAGCAGCGAACGCATCCGCGCGTGCCGCTTCGTGAGGATCATGTACTCGTGCTGCGGAGTCGCGGCCATCACCGCGAATACCTGCGCGATGAACTGGTCCGGCACCGCGTCGTGGAACAGGTCGGACATGGAGTTCGCGAACACGCGGGTCGGCTTGCGCCACTTGAGCGGGTCGTTCAGGCGCTCCGGGTGCAGCGTGACAGCGAACCCGTTCGGAAAGGCCTTCGAACCGGCGAAGCGACGGGCGATGCTCTCGGCGTAGCAGCCGCCGGACTTGTCGCCCTCGAACCTCGGCAGCCCGCAGCCCTCGCTGACCTTGTCGCAGCCGACCACGGGATTCCAGGTGCGCCCTTCGGTCCCGTCGCTGTTTTTGGCCCATTCGATGCTGGTCTTGGTACTCAAGGGGTCCCCCTCGGGGATCGGATCGGATTGGTTGCCCCCTCCCGGCCCCGCCCCGCCAGCTGGACGGGAACGGGACCGGTTCGCCGCGGGATGCTTCGCGGCTACCGGCCGCGCGACGAGGGGGAGGACGCGCGGCCGGGGCTTGATCAGGACGGGAGGGTCACCACTGGAGCGGACCGCCCGCCTGGCCTGGATCGGCGGGAGTCGCCGGACGTTCGCGCAGGCCGTCCACGATCGCCGCGAACGTGAGCAGCTCGATCGCCGGGATGTCCTCGATCCGGTCGTGCTCGCCCGTGACCGAGGACACGCCCGCGCGCACCTGCTCGCGCGACGGCATCTGGCGCCGCCGGCCGGACTGCGCGAGCTGCTGCTCGGCGGCCTCGAACGCGCAGTCGTTCAGCGCCCGCGCCCGCTCGAGATCGGCCCGCATCACCGCGGTGCGCGCCTGAGCCGCCAGTTCGCGACCGCGCAACTGCTCGGCGTAGCGGCGGTCGGCACGGCGAGCCAGCACCTCGGCGAACGCGATCACTACGCCCGCGACGAACAGCGCGGCTACGCCCATGTCGAACAGCGCCTCAGAGGCGTCCACGATCGGCCTCCTCGAGGTCGTCACCCGCACGCTCCAGGTCCGCGAACAGCACCCGGGCGCGGCGATCGACCCACCAGCGCGGGCCCCGGCGGGCCAGCCGCACCCGCCACTCGCGGCGGCGCCACAGCAACCGCGCAGCGCGCGGCACGAGACGGTGCTCGTCCACCCACGCCACCGCCCGTCCGACCCACAGCGACGCGCACCGCACGCCGAGACCCAGCAGCGCCAGCGCGAACACGGCCCACGCCTGCACCACTGCGGGCATCGACGCGAAGAAATGCCAGACATGCGCGGCCGTCACGGCGACACCGCCACATCCGCGCACTGGTCGTACAGCGGCCAGCCCAACTCCACGACCTTGCGCGCCTCGCCGTCTTGGCGCTTGCGATCGAAGTACGCCTGCAGGTCAGTGCGCTGCTCGTGCGCCCACGCCACCTGCGCGTCGTGCAACTCGTCCAGCGTGAGCGAACCCACCCTCGGAAACCGCTCCGCGATCACGGCGGCGACCTGCGCGGCAGCCAGAGCGTCATAGGCGCTGTCGTGCGCGCCGTGATGCGTCACCTCGTAGTGCGCACACAGATCGGTCAGCTTGCGCTTGCCCTTGCGCCACTTGTCGACGGCAAGGTCGAGCACGCGGATATCGATCACCGGGCGCATCGCGCCGTCCAGGCGCTGCGAGAGCGTCGGGATGCCGTGGCGCAGGCACTCGAAGTGCAGCAGCGACAAGTCGTAGCTGATGTTCGCGCCGATCACGGGTGTCCCGGAGTGCATCGCCTGCGCCAGCTTCGCGGCGGTATCGCTCAATGCCGGGCCGGGCTGCTCGCCGTGCTCCCGCGCGTGCTGCGTGCTGATCCCATGGATGGCGGTCGCGGCCTCGGGGATCTCGACGCCCGGATCGAGCAGGTACCGTTCCGGGCGCACCGACGGGCCGTCGAGGTACAGCAGCGCGACCGTCACGATCCGGTCCTGCGCTACATCGACACCCGTCGACTCGAGGTCGAACGACACTGCGGGGCCAAGCCACCACGGGGTACCCATCAGGCGCCGCCTGCCGCGATCCGGTCGGCTTCGGCCGACTCCGCCCTGCACCCGGCGCAGTCTGCGTCGTATTCGCCGTCCGGATGGCCGACATGCGCCGGCGACTGCGACGAGGCCCACGGGTCCGTAGTGGGCCGCGCTTTGCGTTCCTTGCCGAGGCGCGCGACCAGCTTCCCGATCTCCTCGTCCTCGCCGATCTCGTTGCGCACCAGCGACGTCGCGATCCGGTTCGATACCAGTTCGCGGTAGATCTGCTGAAGGCGTGCATGCGAGGTCTCCGGGCTGAACACCTCCGCCAGGTACGAGGCCGCCGTGCGTACGTTCGTCTCGCCGCGCTCGAAGTGGTCTGCGTCCGCGTCCCGGTCCTCGGTCGGCACCAGGCCGTTGTTGATCAGCAAGGTGCGCAGCGCGATCGACTGAGCCTTCGGCGTCGACCGGCCGCCGCTATCCGACGCCTCACCCATCGCCTGGCACTCGATGAACTCCGACAAATCGCCCGACGGCCCGTAGATGCGGTAGGTGACCGTCGCCGTGCACTCGCGCATCTTGCCGCCGCTGGCAGTGGAAATCTCGCGGTACTCGGCAACGACGCGATGCTGAGAGACCACCACGCCGTGCTTGCGGCATGCGGGCCCGAACGCGTTCAACGCCGCCTCGATGCCGCGGAACTTGAACTTCCCGGCCCTGCCGCCGTCGAAGTCCTGGTTCTTCCCGATGGAGCGGATCTCGCCCATCACCCGCGACCAGGCGACCACGACGGGCACCTTCTCGCCGTCGACAGTCAGGTCACCCAGGTCCGGTTCGGTCAGGTCGGGCGCGGCCCGGAACTGCGGCTCGTCTGCGACCATCGTGCCCGGCAGCGGTTCGCCGGCCAGTGCCGCCGCGTTCTCTGCAAGCCTCATCATCACTGCGCCTCCGCCATCTGCTTGAACTCCGTATCGATCGCCAGTTGGCGGCCGGGCCGCTCCACGACACAGTCGCGGTACGCCTCCGGGTAGCGCTCAGCCAGCCGCTCCAGGTCCGTGTACGTGCGCCGCGTCGGGCGCATCTCGTACGCCACCTGGCCGTCGATCAGCAGCGCCTCGTGATCGCCCAGCAGGTGCAGCAACTCCGCCTGCGCCACCGCCTTCGCCTTCTTCGCCGCCGACTCCGCGAGCCGGTGCTCCTCGTAGTCGAGCAGCGCCCGCTTCACCGCCTCCGGATCCGCAGCTGCGACCAGGCCGGAGCGGGAGCGGTGCATGCGCTTGTACATCTCCAGCTCCCGCTCGCCGTGCTCCGAGTCAGCGGCCGGCACGATGCGCGGCACGACGAACTCGGACCAAAGCCGCTTGCAAGCGGCCACGATGTGCCGGATCGTCGGCTCGTGATCGGCGCGGCGCACTACGCCCTGCCGGTAGTCGTTGCCGCCGACCAGCACCGCGTAGTGGATGTGGTCGTAGCCGGTCACCGCGATCTGCCACAGCATCTGGCCCGCGACATCGTCGGGCAGGTTCGCGTGCCAGCGCGCCGCCTTGAACGCGGAACGGCACTTGACCTCCAGCGCGCACTGTTCGCGGCGGGAGTCGGGCAGCGGGCATTCGGTGATGCGCCGGTCCAGGGTGCACATCAGGATCGGGTCGTCGATGTGCGCGACCAGGCCCACTCGGCGCACCACGGAGCGGTTGCGCCGCGCCCATTCGCGGGCGATGGGTTCTTCCAGGACGGTGCCCCAGTGCGCGGCGTCGGTCGCGCCGTCCACGGCTTCGCCGATCTTGTCGTAGTAGACGGAGCGGGGTGTGCCGTAGTCGGAGACCCCGAGGATCGCGGGCACGTCGGAGGCGCCGATGCCTTCGCGTCGGGCGGCGAGCCATTCGTCACGCGACGCGGTGGCGGGCAGCACAAGGGTCGCAGTGGGCGTCACGCGCGGTCCGGGCTTGCGCTGCGCGGGGGTCGGAACGTCGAAGAGCGCGGTCACAGCATCGCCACCTTCGCGGCGGTCGCGGTCGCGTAGTCCTCCACGTCCAGCGCCGCATCACGCAGCGACCGCTCCAACTGCACCCGCGCCAGCGCAACCTCGGCCGGCTCGCCGTCCGCATCGCACGCGGCGGCGTGCAGCCGCAGCAGCTCGTCGAGCGCTTCCGGGGCGTGCACGAGCGCGATCTCCAGCACTTCGCGGGCCAGGGCGGCGGTGATCTCGCTCATCGGGCACCCGCGCTCTCGCCCAGGACCATCCACGCCATCACGTCCACGAGCCGCCACACCCACACCGCGCGGCCCGCCGTCACGGACAACTCCAGGCCCGACGCGGTGCGCACCACGCTGCCCGTCGCCCCATGCTTGACGAACTCCACCCGCAGCCAGCACGGCCGCTCGCCCTCGTCGAGGATGCAATCGCCCGGCAGCAGCGCGATCGGGTCCGGGCGGGAACGGCGCGCGGTACGCGGGAAGATCTCCCGCAGCTCGCCCTGCGCCGGCTCGTCGCTGCCGGTCATCTCGGCCAGGAACGAGTTCGGCAACTCGGGCAGCGCCGCGGCGGACTTCAGGCCGGCCGTGGTCAGCGTCGGGGCGCTCACCGGGAGGCCTCCGTCTCGTTCAGCCCCGCGCGATACGCCTCCACCAGGCCTGCGGCCTCGCCGGGCGCCAGCAGCCACACCGGCGCACCCGGCCCCAGAACCACCTCGTCGCCCCCGGCCGGCTGCGCGACCACCCGCTTCTCGGCGTCCACCTCCGCGGACTCCACCAGCGACCACAAGCCATCGGTGAACATCCACGCACCGGGCAGCACCAGCAGCTCCGTAGCCGCATACTCGGAGCCGTCCGCCGGGACGCCGGGGACAGCGGACATGCGCGCCGGAATCGAGAGAACCCTGTGGCGCTTGGGCAGCGGACGCTCGCCCAGCTCCGATTCCCGCCGCGGGACCGGGGGAGCGGTCTCGTCGCGGTGCACCGGCGAGGACGGGATGCTGCCGTCGCTGCGCACCATCCCGTCGGCGCCGGCGTCCCACGGATGCGGGTGCGCGAGAACCTGCGTTACCTCGACCGGTGAGGACTTCTCAGCGCTCTTGCGCGGGTCCGGCATGCCCGGCGTGTACAGGGGCTCCGGGAACTGCATCGTCTGATCCTGCGGAGAGTGCGCATTCGCGTGCAGCTTCGCCAGGCCTTCGCCGATGGCCGCCGTGTCGATCTCCAGCTCGACCCGCTCGCCGGTGACACGCTGGATCATGTCCTCGGTGGCGGCGGCCTCGGCGAGCTTCCGCGTCACGCGCTGGCCGGCCGCCATCGCCGCGACAGTGCGGGCTTCAACCGTCTCCTGCTCGTCGGCGCGCTCGTTGAGCAGATCCCACGCCGACTGCAACCGCTCGACCGCGCCGCGGAACGTCAGCTCCGGGTCGATCTCCCCGTCCAGGGCGAGCATCGCGAGGTGCCGCAGCAGGTACGCGGGGCGCGAGCCGTCCAGGTCCGTCGGAGAGGGGGCGACGCGCTTCTGCGCCGCGAGGAAGTTGACCGCCCTGGACAACTCGCCCTTGAAGTGCTTGAGCAGCAACTGGGACTGCTCGTCGAGGGCGGACTCTTCGAGTTCGGCCTGCCTAGGATCGTCGTCGGCCTCTCCGCGGGGGCCGAACAGGAACGCCCTGACGGAGAACCCTGACTCGGATTTTGCCTTGCGCGAACTCGCGTTCGAGGAAGGCCGCTGTACAGTGGTTGTGCCCACTGATATCTCCCCTATCGTGTGGAATGAACTGCCTCGCCGCTTACGGCCCGGGTCGCGTCCGGGCCGAGGCGGCTTTTCTGCGCTTGGGCCGCTATGCCGCCCGGGATGTCACCAAGTCGGACTGGGCGTCGTTCGTGAGGCGCATGCGGTGGCGCTGCGCGGCCGGCCCGAAGATGCGGCGCAAGCGTTCGAACTTCGCGGGGGAGAGCGGAGGCGCCTCGGCGATAGCGCGCGCGATGAGCGCCACCATCTCCGGGCCGAGGATCTCCTCGCGCCGCTTCCGGGAAGACGAGGCGCTCACGCGGCCGCCGCCAGGTCCTCGCACTCCTCGGCCGCCTGCGCGCGCGGGATGTCGTAGACGAAGTACTCGGCGAGGGCGTCGAGCCAGTGCTTGCCGCTGGCTTCGATCACCACCTCGATGATCTTCTTGGTGAGTCCCTGGTCGCCGCTGGCGAAACGGGAGAGGGTTCCCTTGTCCACGCCCGCACGCCGGGCGATGGCGGACAGGTTCGGCTCCCAGCCGCCCTCGCGGGCCTTGCCGAGCATCCGGTCGCCGTCTGCGAGGCGGGTCAAGGTGTCGGGTTTGATCAGGATCTCTTTCGCGCGCCCCGGGTTCGCCTCGGCGCCGGGCGCGTTCTCGTGCGTGGTGGCCATGGGGTCCTCTCGGGATCGTTGTGTTGCGTGTACAACGCTATATGTTGCGTCAACACAACACAACGGGAATCGGTCACGGCCAGGTCACAAAATCGGGGACGTCGGGCCGTAGCAGTGCCATGAGATCTTTGCGACACTGCACGCCGAGGGGAGACGTGCCCCGTGATACACCGGTGCCCTAGACTTGTCGCGTAAACGCAACCGGACGTTGTGATTGCGCAACTACCGCCTATCCGGACAGGACACGCGATGCCCCGACCAGGACGCGACCAACGGCAGCGGGAGCGCCAGGAAAGCGCCGCACGCTGGGCCGACTGGATCAACAACGCCCTACGCACCGCCCGCTGGCGCCCCACCGACCTCGCCAGCGCATCAGACGGGCGCATCTCCCGCTCACTGGTATCCCGATGGACGGGCGGCGAGCAGGCCGCGAGCGCCGAATTCGCCATCCTCACCGCCGAGATCCTCGGGCGCGACGCCATCGACGCCCTGCGCGCAGCCGGACACGACGCGATCGCCGACTACGCCGCCGAAATGCGCCGCGACCCCATCGGCGCCGTCATCCGCCGCGAACTGGACGCCATCGAGGACGACCCGCACCTGCACTGGCTCGCCGACGAGCGCAAGCGCGGCACCATCTCAGGCGACGAATACCATCGCCTACGCACGGACTACCTGCGACGCAAAGAGGAGTCGATCCGCCTGATGCGACGCGACTACGAAGACGCACTGCGGCGCAACGCGCAGACCTCCGACGAACCGGAATCCGGCGGCAACGGCGACCGCGCGGCCTTGTGACACAGCGTCACCCGTACGAGTGATTAGACTCCCGGGCGCGCCACGGCGCGCTTACTGTAATAACTCTGCGACCATGTCCAACCATGTCCGAGCAGCCCCAGACCCCGGCGGCCCGGACATGCGACACTAGGTCACCCTCCGGGCTCGGGCGCCCGGTGCGCTACGCAGGGGAGAGCGAGCATGCCCGGACCAGGCGACGAGACGCCGACCCAGCCGCTACCCACACTCGGGCGCGCGCGCGAACGGCGCAAACCGCTCAGGCGTCTCACGCTCGTCACCACGGCCAGCTGGACGTGCGGCGCAACACTCGTCGCGGCGCAGTACACCGCGGCGGCCTGCCACGCGCCCCGCCTCGTCCGCGGCGCCGCATGGTCGGCGGCCTGCCTCTGCCTGCTCGCCGGCGCCGCATGCCTCGCCGCCATGGCTACCACGGCCGTCGCCGCCGCAGCCATCCAAGCCGCACGCGACGCCGAGTCGCGCCGTCGTACCCTCTACGGCGCCGGCGCCGGCGAACTCGGCACAGAACGCGCGCACCTCGTCTCGCTCGCCGCGCAGGCCGCAGCGCTCAGCGGACAGACCGGCGCCGCGTCGCAGGGCCGCGTGCTGCGGCTGGCCAGCGCTGAAGAACGCTCGGGGCGCCGCGACCGCCACGGCGCCTAACGCAGCCACTCGTACGTCACACGCCCCGGCGCGATCTTGCGCGCCCCCATGCCGCCCTCGTTCAACTGCAACCGCACCACCTCCCGGATCACCACCCGCCGCTGCCCGATGTCCAAATCCTCCTCCCACAGATCACGCGCACCCGGACCCGCGGTATCCCGCAGCACCGCCGGAACCGACGCGCCACGCGCCCGCGCCAACGCCGCATCGATCTTCGGTAGGAGATCCGCCTCCATCGCCGCCAACCGCGCCGCAGACAGCGCCGGAACCATCAGCCCGCCGCGACCCGGCGCCAACTGGCCCGCCAACGCCGTCGCCTCCGCCAGCTGCGCCTCATACGCCCGCGCCTCCGCCACCGCCCGCGCCGCCACGTCCCCGCGCTCAACATCCACCGCCAACAACGACGAGGCGAACGCCTCCCTCTCCACGTAACCCAACACCAGCTCCACCGCGAACGCCTCGAGCATCGGTGCGCGCATGCTCACCCGATAGCAGCGCTGACACAGGTAGCTCACGGCGCCCTTCACCTTCTTCGGACGCAGCCGGGACGCACCCCCGCACGGCCCGCAGAACACCAGGCCCGACAGCAGGTGCCGCACCTGCGCGCCGCGGTGATTCAACCTCGCCGGATCCGTCAGAACCCGCACGCACGCCTGCCAGTCCGACTCCTCAAGGATCGCCGGCCACGCCGCATCCCCCACCACCCGGCCGCGATGATCCCGCTTGCCCGCGCTGGAGGGGCGCACCACCACCCGCTTGACCGACTCCAGCGTCCACGCCGGACTCGTCCACGGCGCCGGCACCCCCCGCCGGTTCAACTCCCGCGCGATCGAACTGCAAGACTGCCCCTCCAGCACCCGCCGCGCGATCTCCCGCACCACCTCCCCCTGCGCGGGATCGACCACCTGCCGGACCAGCGCGCCCGTGCGCGCGTCGTACTCGCGCGCGAAACCGTACGGCAACCGCCCCGGGGGAGTACCGCGCTCCAGGATCAGCCGGTGTGTGCGCTTGTTGCGATCCCGGATCGCGTCCGCCTCCCGCTCCGCGAGCAGCGCGTCCAGGTGCGTGGCGAACCGGTCGTCGCTGCGCTCCATGTTGTACAGCCGGCCGTTGTAGCACAGCAGTATGCCGAGCCGCTCGCACAGGTTGCGCAGCGAAAGGTAGGTCTCGGTGTTGCGGTTGAGCCGGGACGCCTCCCACGCGACGATCACGTCGCACTCGCGGGCCTCGGCGCGCCGCAGCATCTCCTCATAGTCCGGGCGCGTCCGCGTCGCGTACCGGGACGCGGACTTGCCCGCGTCTTCGAAGACTTCGACGATGCGCCATCCGTACGCTTCGCACAGTCGCTGATTCTCCACGCCCTGGTCGCGCACGGCAGTACCGAGGCGGCGCGGGTCTCGCGAGTTGCGGTCGTAGATGAAGGCGCGCAGCGGTTCGGCGCCTGCGGCAGCGGGTCTCAGCATCCGCCGATCGTACTGCGACCTACCCCCTTATACATGTGTCCCGACCGCGAATACTACTTATGGGGGTAGGTTGCCGGCTGTGCGAAGTGGTCGCCGACCAGCGCACCGAGCCGTACGGCCGGCGAGGAAACGCAAAAAAACCGCCCCCACCGCCTGGCGTGAACCAGACAGCGGGGGCGGCGGGAGTGCGGCGGCTAGTGCCGGCGGGGCAGCGGGAACACCTGAAGCGGCCACAGTGGCAGGTAGTGAGTGAATGTGACTATTCACATGCAATGATTTCTGCATGGACGGCCACGACAACCCTGGCGCAATCAACCCCCGAGACCGCCCACGCGACGGCAACGGCAAATTCGAGCGCACCATCGACAGCGCCGAACGCGACGCCGAAGCCGCACGCCTCAAAGCGCAGCGCTGGACATTCCAGCAGATCGCCGACGAACTCGGCTACGCAGATAAGAGCGGCGCCTACCGGGCCGTCGCACGGGCCCTCGCCGCGGCGCCTGCCGCCGATGTCGCCGAGTTGCGGCGCGTCGCCCTCGGCGAGATCGACTTCCTGTCGGCGGTCGCCCTGGAGATCCTCGACCACGAGCATCCCCACGTCAGTCAGGGCGGCAAGCTCGTGTTCGACGAGGACGGTAACCGGCTACTGGACGACGGGCCGAAGCTCGCCGCGATCCGGGAGCTTCGGATGCTCAACGAGCGGCGCGGGCGTATCCAGGGCAGCGATGCCCCGGTGCGCTCGAAGGTGGAGCTGAGCGGGGACGAGGAGCGCGAAGCCGAGTTGCGCGCCGTGATTGAGCGTCTGCGGGTCAGCACGGGCGGCAATGGCGAGCCTTCTGGGGCCTGACCGGTTCGAGCCGCTGGAAGTCCAGCGCGCAGCACTGCTCGCCGCGGGCGCGGACAACACCGGGATCGCGCTGGCGGCCGCCGAGTCGGAGTTGGCCGAGATCCAGCTGTGGCGCGCGGCGCGCCGCCGGGACGGGGTCGCGTTGCAGCGGATCGCGGACCGCGAGGACGAGTTCGATGCCCTGCTCGCCCTGACCGACGGGCTGAACGCGGCGGTGCGCGAGGACCCGGACTGTGACGGCTACCTGCTCGACGCGGCCGGCGAGGAGCTGACGAGCGAGACGTTCGACCTACCCGCGTGGCTGAGTGAGCGCCTGGATCCGTTCGGCGGCATCGATTCGCCGCTGCTGCGCCGGTCGGAGGGGCGTCGGGCGCTGACCGAGTGTGATCCGCTGCTGTTCGCGCTGGTGTACTTGCCGCATCACCTCAAGACGGTGCTGCCGGGGCAGTCCGGTGAGGGCGTGTTCTCGTTCGCGGACTTCCACCTGGATCTGGCGCGGGCCGCCCGCGATTGGATCCGCCCCGTGACTCAGGTGCGGGGTCCGCGGGACTGCTACGTCGCCCCAAGATCAGCTGGGAAGTCGACGTGGTTCTTCCTGATGCTGCCCGCGTGGGCTGCGGCGCATGGGCATGAGCGGTTCATCGCGGCGTTCGCGGACTCGGCGACGCAGGCGGAGATCCACCTGATGACGTTCCGGCAGGAACTGGAGAACAATGAGCTGCTGCGCTCGGACTTCCCCGACCTGTGCAAACCTGCGGCGAAGTTGCGGGCGCGACCGGACGAGTCGGGGGATGACCAGGAGTCGCGGCTGTCGCTGAAAGACAATCAGAACATGTATATCGCCCAGTCGGGTTTCGTGTTCGCGGCGCGCGGCGTGGACACCAAGACCCTCGGCCTGAAGGTGAAAGATCAAAGGCCGACGATGCTCTTACTTGACGATGTGGAGCCGGACGAGTCGAACTACTCCACCGAGCAGGTGGGCAAGCGGCTGCGTTCGATCATCGACGCGATCCTGCCGCTGAACCTGCGGGCGCGCGTGGTGCTGGTCGGCACGGTCGTGATGCCCGGCTCGATCATCCACCAACTCGTGGAGTCGGAACGCTATCCGGACGCGGAGGAAACCCCGGATTCGGCGTGGATCCGGGAGCAGGCGGTCCGCGTGCACTACTACGCGCCGATCGTCGAATGGTTCGACGAACACTCGGGCGATACCGGTCGCCGCTCGATCTGGCCAGCGAAGTGGCCGCTCGCGTTCCTCGAAGAGATCGAGAACACGCGGGACTACCTGAAGAACTTCGCCAACGACCCCTTGGGCGCGGCGGGTACGTATTGGACGCCGGAGGATTTCGGCACGAACCGGGTCAGCGCCGAGTTGCAGGCGCAGACAATCGCGTCCATCACCCACCAGTTGCTCGCGATCGACCCGGCGGTCACCACGAAGAAGACTTCCGACTTCACCGCGCTCGCGGTGATCGGGTTCTCGGCGGTGACGCGGCGGTGCGCGGTGCGCGACGCATGGGCGGTGCGGGTGCAGCCGGGGCAGGCGCTGCGTCAACTCGTGGTGCGTGTGGTGGCGCAGTATCCGCAGATCCGCGGCCTGGTGATCGAGAGTAATCAGGGCGGCGAGGTGTGGCTGGCGCTGCTGGGGGACCTGGGGCTGCCGATCGAGACGGTGTGGCATTCCGAGCACAAGGAAGTGAGGGCGGCCAGGCTGCTGGACAAGTATCAGCGCGGCGGCCGGTGCTTCCATGAGCGCCCGCTGCGCGCGTTGGAGCAGAACATGGTGGTGTTCCCGCGCGGCGCGCACGACGACCTGGTGGACACGGTGGGCACGGGGGTGGAGTGGTTCCTGGACCGTCCGGCGCAGCGCAAGCGCGGGGGCGGCACGTCGGTCGGCTACGCCTGATCGCGTGGCGCGCAGGCCGCCAGCGAGCGATTAATCGGCGCGCAGGCCGAGGAACTCGGCCACCTCGCTCGCCCGGTAGCGGATCGCGCGCGGGCCGATCCTGATCGGTGTGGGCCCGACGCCGGCGTTGCGCCAGCGGATCACGGTGCGCTTGCTGACGCGCGCCCTACGCCCGAACTCCTTGGCCGTGAGCAGCTCGGGGGTTTCGGGGGCGACATCCTCACGGTCCATGGTCGCGAGGTTCCCGCGAGACGTCATGCGGCGTCAAAGCGCACGGAGGGCCACGTTCCGGCCGGATGGCGCGCCATGGGCAAGTGTCCGTATGGCACCTCGTGGACACATGTGACGCCATTGACGGCGTCCCTGTCGCGTTTCCGCTGGTCGGCGTAGTCAACGCAGCTACGCCTGGGGCAGGCAAACCCTTACTATCATCACTGGATAGTGAGGAGGCCTCAGCAGTTGGCGTCCCGCGATGCCCAGGCGACGGCCCAGCGGTTGGAGATCCAATGACGGTCACGGGATGGCCCCCAGCGCTGGGCAGCGCCGACCCGGACCAGACCGTCGACGACCTCGACGAGGGTCTGCGGGCCATGGACAAAGCGGACCGCGCCTACAGGAAGGCGCAGGTCTACTACGAGGGCTCGTTCCCGGAAGTGTTCGCCTCCCCCCGCTTGCGCGCCGCACTGGCCAGGACCGGTGTGGACTTCCGGTTGAACTTCGCCAAGACCCCCGTGGACGCAGTCGTCAGCAGGCTGCGCATCAACGCGATCACCTCGCCCGTCGAGGGCGTGCAGGAGCGGATCGCGCAGATCTGGAAGGACAACCAACTCGACCTGTTCGAGATCCTGTCTTTCCGGCGGGCCTGCGAATTCGGGGACAGCTATCTGCTGGTGTGGCCGGATGAGACGCTGCCGTCCGGGGTGCGGGTGTACCTGAACAACCCGCGCGTGATGCGGCTGATATACGACGCCGAGAACGAGATCGAGAAGCGGTACGCGATCAAACGCTGGACCGACGGCCCGGTGAAGAAGGCGATCCTGTACTACGCGGACCGGATCGAGAAGTACGCCACGACGCCCGGCAAGAAAGGCTCGCTGCGCGGCGACTGGCAACGGTTCCACGACTCGGCCGACGACGGGCAGTGGCCGCTGGAGAACCCGTTCGGGCAGGTCCCGGTCTTCCATTTGCGCACGGACTTCCAGTACGGGCAGCCGGAGCACCTCAACGCCTACGGCCCGCAGAACCTGGTGCACAAGCTGGCGATGGGCCACGCCGCCGGGATCGACTACCACGCCCTGCCGCAGCGCTATGCGCTACTCGAAGAGGGCACCACCAGCAACGATTTCGCGGTCGGCGACGAGGACGAGACCGCGTACTCGATCGACACCGGCGCTACGACGAACGCCGACGACGGTCGCGCGCAACTGCGCAGCGAGGCCGGGTCGCTGTGGCTGCTGTCCGGCATCAAGGGTTTGGGCGAGTTCGCGCCCTCGGACCCGAGCGTGTTCATCGCGCCGATGACGTTTTACGTCAAGGCCATGGCGCAGATCACCACCACGCCCGCGCACTATTTCGACACGATCGGCCAGACCCCCTCGGGCGAGTCGTTGAGGACGATGGAGGCGCCGTTCGTGGAGAAGTGCGAAACCCGCCAGTTGCTGTTCGGCGGGGCGTGGCGCGACGCTATCGACTTCGCGATCTACGTGGCGATGAACATCGGCGACCCGCAGATCTCCGTGCACTGGAACCCCTGCTCGTCCGTCTCGGACATGCAGACCTGGCAGACCGCCGACATCAAGAACAAGCTCGGCGTCCCCGCGAAACAACTGCTGCTCGAAGCGGGCTACAGCGAGGAGCAGGTCGACGAGTGGCTGGAGGAGGGCGCGCAGACCCTCGCGCAGCAGATCGAGACCCTCAACGCGATCGGGCAGGCGGCGCAGGGTTGGGCTGTCGCGATGGAACTCGGGGTGTTCGACAAGGCGGATGTGCAGGCGCTGCTTGCGCAGATGCTGGAGTTCGCACCGGCCGGGCCCGCGTCATTCGGTAAGCGCGACCGTTCCGCGATCGAACCGGATGGCGATGAGGGCTCGATCGCCAGCGATGACGGCGTGGAGACCGCGGGCGACGGCGGCGAGCCGTGACCGCAGCCGCTCTCGACACCCCGGCGCAGCAGCAGCCGCTCTCGGCGCAGACGCAGCAGTCCTGGGAGCACGCCGACCAGGTCGCGGCGCTCGCCGGCACTGCTGCGGCGGCGCTGACCGGCCGCGCGCACGAGTTGTTGAAAGCGTTGCTCGCGCTCGCCCTGGCCCGGTTCACCGCCAAGGCCGCGACCGGGTCGATCCGGGCGCTGGTGGAGTTCCGGGAATGGTTCGCGGCCGAGATCGACCGGGTGGGCGCGTCGCTGCCGGACCCTGGGCGGATCGTGCCGCAGCTGGAGGACGCGCTGCGGCTCGGCGCACACCAGGCCGTGATCGAGTCCGGGGCCGCCCCTCTGGGTCGCGGCGAGTTGATCCTCGACGCCCGGATGCTCGGGCAACTGGCCGCGGCGCGCAGCAGGCAGCAGGGTTTCCTGGCCGACGCGAACGCGCTGATCTCGGTGGCGCGCGACCGAGGCGATGTGGTCAAAGCGTTCGCACTCGCCAGCCGCGCCGTGACGCACACCGACCAGGCCGCGTCCGGGCTCGTGCACGACGCGGCCCGCTCCGGCATGAACCAGGTGGCCCTCGCCGACGGATGGTCGCAGATCCTGCAAGGCGAACGCTCGGCGTGCCTTAGATGCACGTCCCTGCAGGGCGCGATCGCGGATCCGCCGGATTTCGTGTTCAAGCCGCTGATCCTCGGCCCGTGGCTGGCGCCCGGTGACCGCGAGGGCGTCACGCTGCTGGTCCACAACCACTGCCGGTGTCGCGGGCGCCTGGTGCGCCGCAGCGATCCGCGCGTGTCCGGCCTCGGTCTCGATTCGCTGACGAACGTGCTGCAGCGCGAGGCGCGCCGTTCGGTCGTGCTCGGGATCGCGCTGCCGTCCGAGTCGCAGGCCGCACGGCAGCGCGCGGCGCAAGCCCTGCTCGCCCGTCGCGGCGGCGCGGGTTTGCCGAAGAGCGTCGAGCAGCGGGCCCGGCGGCGGATCGCGGCAGGGCAATTCCGCACGCACACAACGATCACAACCGGTTCGAGATAGAGAGAAGTCCCCCATGATTGATGTGCTGGACAGGGCCGCGCTGGGCTACCGGGCGGACGGGCGCCCGGTGCTCCTGATCGGCGGCGGTGCGGAAGACCCGGCGCCCGCGGCCGATCCTGCGGCGGCGCCCGCAGATCCTGCGCCCGGCGGTACAGGCGCTGGCGAGCCGGATCCGGCCGACAGTGACGATGAGCTCGAGTTCTCGGAGAAGAACTTCAAGGATGTCATCGAGAAGTACAACGCGGCCCAGAAGGAGCGCGCCGAACGGGACGCGGCGATCGAGGCCGAACGGGAGGAGTGGCGCGAGAAGGTGCAGCGTCATTCACGGGAAGCCGCGGCAGAGCGCGTCAAATCCCGCAAGCTGCTCGAAGCGCTCAGCGACAGCTCCACTGGAAAGCCAGGTCCCAAGCCGGCGGCGAAGAAGGCCGTCGAGGCGGCCGAGCCGTCCGAAGCCGACACGCGCCTCGCCGAACTGTCGGCCCAGTTGGAGGAGACCCGCAGGGACGGGCTACTGCTCGGCGCCCGCGCGGCGCTGGCCGAGGCGGGCGTCCCGAAGAGCGCAGTCGCCAAAGCCGTGCGGCTGATCGACTTGGACGCGCTGGAGCGGCGCGGCGCGGGGGAGATCGCCGGACTGGACGAGCAGATCGCCGAACTGAAGGAGACCGTGCCGCAACTGTTCGCCCAGCCGGCCGCCGCGGTAGCGCCTGCCGTCGCACCGCCCAACGGGACTGCGGCGGGTGCGCGGGTGCTGCGCGCGGCCCCGGCGGTAGCGGGAAGGGGCGCGGCGGGGCGCGGCGGTGAAGCACCGAAGGCTCCGACTACGGCCGAGATCCTGGCGAATCGGCTGCTCGGCAAGAGCGAGGAGTGAGTTGATATGCGCCTCGCGGCTTGCCACGCGCAGGCTGCGAGGCGCAAACTGGTGCCAGCGCTGGAATCGCGCGGTCGCTCCGCGCCGGTTCCCGGCAAGCACGTAGCACGTTTCAGCCCAGTGGGCATCGCACGTTTCGCGGCAGCGCCGCACAGCAAACCCAGACGCAAGGCCAGCAGGCCGGGACACTCCCGCGCCTTCACTCGCTGCGCGCCGGTATTCCTGTAGCGGCCCACGCCCCTGACCACATCGGGGCACCGCGGAAAGCGATCCCTGATGCGCATCCCCACGCCCGGCGCAGTGCTGGGCTACCGCAGCAACGGCCAGCCCATCACGTTGATCATGGGCGGCGCGACGGACAACTTCGACGCGTGGGTCCCGGTCGAGTACGCCGCCGACGTGATCCAGAAGGTCAAGCAGACCTCGGTCGTCGAGGCGTACGCGCAAGAGGTGCTGATGAGCACCAACAGCCGCAGCACACCGCGCGACACCGGGTCGGACATCGACCACACGGCCAAGGGCGGTTCGTACAACGAGGACACCAACGCCAACGACCAGGTGACCTTGACCGCGCAGAAGTTCACGAGGGCCTACCGCCTCGCGGAAGAGGACTTGAACGACTCGCTGGCGAACATCATCAACAGCAAGCAGAACGCCTGGGGCACTGCGTACGCGAAGAAGCTGGACAACTCCTGCTTCGGGGTGACCGCGGCCAGGGCCACCACGGGCATGGCGTTCGACAGCCTGTACTACCTGCTGACGCAGAACGACACGAACACCAGCTACACGGCGAACGCGAACATCACCACCTCGGCCGCAGCCCCGTCCTACGCGGAGTACAACACGTCGCTGGGCCTGTACGAGGCCGGAGACTACTTCGACGAGGGCGAGACGATCGCCATCGCGCACCCGGACTTCAAGCAGTCGCTGCGCGGAGTGCTCGACGGCCAGCAGCGGCCGATCTTCCAGGAGTCCAGCGGCGGTTTCCCGGGCGGAGGGCAGGGCCGCACCCCGGCGATGATCTTCGGCTACCCGGTGCGCTGGTCGCTCGGTGCGCGGCTGAACGCGACACCGACGGCGAAGCCGACCGGCCACCCGCTGATGGTGTTCTGCAACCCGCTGTACATGTTGCTCGGCAAGAGGACGACAAATCCGACGAACCCGGCGGGTACGCCCGAGTTCCAGGTCATCCCCCCGAACATCTCCCTGACCGACGAGGCCGTGCTCAAGGGCCGCGCCCGGCGTGCGTTCGCGCCGGCCGTCGAGCAGGCGTTCTCCATCCTCGTCGACACCAGCCGCTGATCCGGCACCCGGCAGAGCACCGAAAGGACAACGGCCATGCCTACAGCAGGCGGCGCGGGCGACCGCAGCGAGATCAAGGACCAGTTCGGCAACGTCGACGACTACGTCGCCGCCACCGGGCAGTTCGTCGCCCAGTACGGGCTCGCGATCGGCGGCGCGGGCGGGCGCTTCGGCGTCGCCGCGGCGGCTACGGCGACCGCGCCAGCGAACACCAGCGTGATCTTCAGCAACGCGGCGATCCGCTCCGGCGGCGTCGTGGTCACGATCCCCGCCGCGAACAGCGTCCCGGCGGGCACGGTCATCCTCGTCGCGGACGAGAACGGCTCCTCGACCACCGGCAACCTGCTCTCGATCGTCACCCCGACGGGCGGCGGCACCATCGACGGCACTGCGCAGGGCACTCCCGTCGCGGCCACGACCACCACCGCGCACTCCTCCAGCGCCTGGTACTCGGACGGCACGAACTGGAACCACCTGGTTAAGCCTGCGTAAGGCACCTGATCACCCGGGCGGTTCAAGGGGACGGCCGCCCGGGTTTCGCGGCATGAAGGGAAGCGCGCGGTGAGCGAGCAGGACGAGCAGGACGCCCGGCAGGAGCCGAACCCGGTGGCGGCGTTGTCGGCGCGCCTGGCCGACCTCAAGCAGGGCGGGCCGGAGCAAGAGCCGGAGACGGACGAGCCGGAGGCGAACGCCGAGGCGACGGACGAGGACGCGCCCGCAGAGGGCTACGACGCCGAACGAAACGTGTTCGTCAAGCAGTTCAACCTCGGGCTCTCCGACCTGCACCTGCTTAGCGCCGACGAACTGGCCGAGCATTCGCAGACCGCGGCGTTGCCCGACGCCGTCGCACGCGCGGCACGCGAACAGGGCTACGCCCCGACCGGCCCAGCGCGGTTCGTGTACGGCGCGGCGGACGGCGACAAATCCGCGCTCAGCTTCGCCGTGCCCGTCGAACCGCGCGCCTCGACCCCCGCCGCCCCTGAGCAGTCGACGGACCGAAACGGCGACTGACCCACCCATTCATCCGGCCCGGCGCGAGGAGGTGAACGGCCCGTGGTGTCCATCTCCCTGAGCGCGTCCGGCAAGTTGGACAAGTCCGGCGGCACGCTGACGGGCCCGCTGATCCTCGAACGCGACCCGCTGCTCGACCTTGAGGCGGCCACCCGGCAGTTCGTGCTCGCGCACGCGGGCGGCGGCGGGGGCGTGCAGATCGCCGCCGACCTCGGGGGCACTAACAGCGCGCCGATCGTCATCAGCACCCACCTGGCCGCGCCGTTGCCGCTCGCCCAGGGCGGCACGAACGCCGCCGACGCGCCCGGCGCACGCACGCAACTCGGCCTGGGTACGGCGGCTACCGCCAACACGTCCGCGTTCGACGCGGCGGGCGCGGCAGCGGCAGCCCAGGCAGCGGCCATCAGCGCCGCCGGGGCGAACGCCGCCAGCACCTACCTGCCACTGGCCGGCGGCACGCTGACCGGGGCGCTCGCACTGGGCAACCACAAGCTCACGGGCGTCGCCGACGGCACCGCGCCGACCGACGGCGCCGCACTCGGCCAAGTGCCCACGGTGGGCGCGGTCGGAGCCGGCGCGGGCGTCGCGCTGTCATCCACCGATGCGACGACCACGAACGCTCGTACGCCCACCGCGCACGCGTCCACGCACGCCACGGGCGGCACCGACCCGCTGTCGCCGGCGGCGATCGGCGCCGCCGCCACCAGTTCCCTCGGCGGCGCGGCGTTCCTCTCCGTCGGCGCCACCGCCGGGACCGTTGCGGCCGGCGACGACTCGCGGATCACCGGCGCTGTCGCGTCCGACTGGTGCGACATGCTCGGCGTCGCGCTGCTCACCGCGAGGTTCACCGAGAGCGGGGTCACCTACCAGCAGACGGCGGGGGACCTGGTCCTGTGCCTGTGCACGCCGCCGAAAACTAGGTCGATCTCCACCCTGGGTATCTGGGTCACGGCGGCGGGCGCGGTCGGCTCCGGGGTGAACGCTCTCCTGCTGTACACCGAGGCCGGGGTTCTGATCGACCAGACCGGCGATATGACGGCCGCGTTCTCCTCCGCGGGGATGGCGGAGGGAGCCATGGGCGGCTCGCACACGGTCACGGCGGGCACGGGCTACTACCTCGGCTTCCTGACGCACTTCTCCGGCACCTCGCCCCACTTCGCCGCCACCGGCACCACCGGGACCGCGAACTTCCCGGTGGTCAACGGCCACTACACCGCCCTCTTCAAAGGCAGCCAGTTGTCTGTGCCCCCTAGTTTCACGCCGTCGTCGTACACGCCCAACAGCGGCTACTTCATCATGTACGGGCGGTGACCCGATGGCAGCCACCGCATACGGCTCGGCCGACAAACTCCCGCTCGCCGGCGGCACCCTCACCGGCACCCTCACCCTCACCGGCACCCCCGCGATGACCGTGGCCGCGGACGCCGCTACAGGGAAAGTCTGGTCCAGCGACGCATCCGGCAACGGGAAATGGGACTACACCGGCGCGGCGACACTAAACGTGAAGAACTCGGCATACGGCGCGAAGGTCGACGGCGTCACCGACGACACGTCCGCCGTGCAGGCCGCGCTCAACGCGCTGAGCACATTCGGCGGCGGCACCGTGGAAATCCCTGCAGGAACGTGCGTGCTCACCCCCACCGGCAGCCCCGCAGTCGCGCTGAGCATGCCCTCGAACGTGCGCATGCGCGGCGCCGGACGCAACGCCACGATCCTGAAGAAAGCAGCCAACGGCACCCTGATCTCGATGTCGGGCCCGTCCACCGACCTGAGCGGGGCCACGCACTGCCGTTTCTCCGCGATCGAAGCGCTCGGGATCAACGGGAACGGGAAAACCGGCCTGGTTTTCCAGTGCTACTACGCGGACAACCTGCTGTTCCGCGACGTTGTGATCATCAGCAACGCGGACCTGGTCCTCGACTCGGCGGAGTTCTGGGACTCCCGCTTCGAGGACTGCGCGATCGTCTCCTGCACCGGCACCGCCGGGTCCACGACGCAGCCGAACGTGTGGATCCGCAACAGCGCCGCCGCCAGCGGGTTCGGCAACTCCGCGGGCACCAGCAACCAGATCCACTTCCGCAACTGCCGGTTCGAGGCGTTCGGCACCGGCGCGCTCTGGTTCAGCCAAGGCCCGGGCAACTCCGCGAACGGCAACGGGCTGTACGTCACGGACTGCAAGTTCGAGGGCGACACGATGGCCGGCGGCCCGTACATCAGCACCGACAACACCACGAAGAACTTCTTCGGCGAGCACCTGTACGTGTACGCCGGCGGTTTCGCCGCCGGGTTCTCCACCCCGCAGACGTTGATCTCCCTGTTCGGCGGCAACCACAGCCTGCGGGACGTGGCGATCGGCAACGGCGGCTCGGCGAACGTCGTCAGCGGGGTGCTCGCACACGCAGTCGGCGGCTCCACGATCGTGCTCGAAGACATCGTCGGCGTGTACGGCACCGCGCCGACCACGGCGCACGTGACGTTCGACGCGTCCGCGACGGGCCGCTACTCGGTGAAGAACTGCCCGGCCAGCACCGGCACCCAGTTCGGCGGCACGCTGCCTGGCTTGAACAACATCCCGAGCCTGCGGCCCGCCGCCGCGGTCACCTCGACCACGACGATCGCCAACACGGCCGCGCTGTCGACGCTGCAAACCGGCACCGTGCCCGCGAGCGACCCGCAGGTCGGCAGCGTGTACGAGGTTGAAGGCTACGGCGTGTACTCGACCAGCGGAACGCCGGCGATGACGTTCGCCGTGTACTGGGGCGGCACCGCCGGAACCCTCATCGCCTCCATCCCCGCGATCACCGCCCCGTCCGGTGTCACCAATGCCACGTTCAAATACCGAGCCAGGATCACGTTCCGGTCCTCGACCTCGGTCACCGCCGAACTGGATCTGCTGCTGGTCACCAACACCTCCACGGGAGCGGCCAGCCCGTACGCAGGCACCCCGACCGCGCCTACAGCCGTCACCACCAGCGCCAGCAGCGCGCTCGCGGTCGGGTTCACGTGGGGCACGGCGTCTGCGAGCAACACGATCTCGCTGCTCGGCGGCGCCGTCGCGAAGGCGGCGTGACATGGACGTGACACAGGGCCGGCCGGGCGTGTTCTCGTCGCTCTGGTACGACGAGACCGGCACCATGCTCACCGACCTCGCCTCGATCGCGTTCGGGCTGGTGGACTCCGGCGGCCACATCGTGCTGTCCCCCACCCCCACCGGCGTGGGCCACCCGGGTACGGGCGTGTACACCTACACCTGGCAGGCGCCTTCCGATCAGAGCCCCGGGGACTACGCCGCGATCTGGACCGGCACCGACGTGGACGGCTCTCCGGCGTTCAGCGACGAGGACTTCGAAGTCCTGGCCGCGAACCCCAACGTCTCCCCGCTCGGCTCGTGGGCCACCCTCGACGACGTCGCTACCTACACGGGGCTGACGGTCACGACGGCGCAGCTGATGCAGGCGCAGGCGCTCGTGGACATCTTCGCCGGCCGCACCTACGACGCGCAGCCCAGGACCGGCACCCGCGACCAGTATTGGCTCAAGCTCACAGTGGCGTTCCAGGCGGCGTGGCTGACGGCGCAGCCGGACCTGTTCCAGCGCATCGACCTGGCGGCGATCACGATGGGCAGCCGGGCGGTGGCGCTGAAGGACGACTCGCTGCGCATCGCGCCGCTGGCCGCGAAGGCGCTGTCGAAGGTCTCGTGGATGCGCGGGCGCAGCTTGCACGTGCAGTCCCCGTTCCAGGACTCCTTCGGCGGCCTGCTCAACCCGAACGCGGACTCGTCCGCGAACGACCTGGCGTTCCCGTGGTTCCCCGTCGGAACGTACGGGGGCTGACGTGTACGCACTGGCGACGACGAAAGTCACGATCCTGCGCGGCACCGACTACAACGACGCCGGCGACCTGATCGACACGCAGACCCCGTACAAGACGGGGATCATCGCGGCGCTGGTCGAGTCGAACGCGACGACGTGGGACGCCGCGACCCAGCAGCGGCGCACCGTGCGCCGCATCGACCTGACGCTGCCCTCGACCACGGACCTGCTCTCCAGCGACCAGATCCTCGACGAGGAAACCGGCTACGTGTACTCGGTCACGCAGCTGACACAGCCCAACGCGCCCGGTCTGACCCCGGACCTGACGGCAGTCCTGCAGCGTGTGACGAGCGTGACCAAATGAGCGTGCGCATCGAGATGGAACCGGACTGGCGCGAGGGCGTGTACGCGGGCACCGACCGGGTGTTCCTGGGGAAGCTTGGCCCGGCGATCGTTGAGGACGAGCGGCGCTACTGCCCGGTGGATACGGGGAACCTGCTGGAGCACTGTGAGCCACCGCGCCTGGGCGGCGAGGGCGGCCACGACCTGATCATCGAGAACTCGGCGGACTATCCCCGCTGGGTCGAGTTCGGGCACTGGACCCCTGCTGAGATCAACGGGCATCCGGCGCACCAGACGTGGGTGCCAGCGCAGCCGTTCATGCGCCCAGCGGTCTACCAGGAGCGCTCCGGATGAGCCTGCCGAACCGCCCCAACACCGACTTGGTGGTCCTCGCGTGGCTCGCGTCGATCCCCGGGCTGTCCGCCGACATGTGCGCCACCGCGCTGCCCGACCCGTCCGCGTGGTCGGCGGATGGGTTCGTGGTGGTCACCGGCGGTGTGGGCGGCACGATGCTCGACGTCCCGGCGAAGGCGCCCGTGGTGCAGATCGACTGCTACGCGACCGTGGCCAACTCGAACAAGCCGCCGTGGGGGGTCGCACACCGCCTGGCCGAGCACATCCGCGCCGAGACGTTCCAGCGCGACCGCGCCGTACGCGACCTGGAGATCACTGCGGGGCCGGTGACCTACTTCCCGGCGCGGGTCGCCTCGGCGCGGCTGGTGACGGAGCCGCGGCGCATGTACGGGGACCCGGCGGACTGGGCGCACGTGGGTTTCGACCTGCAACTGCTGTGGACCGAAATCGAGGCGACCTATTCATGAGCGGGAGGCGCGCGTGGCGATGAAGTCGGGCGGCGGCAAGTCGCCCATCAAGATCAAGGCCTCGAATGCGGGCAAGCTGCGCGCCGCCGCCGGGGCGAAGAAGGGCCGGCCGATCCCCGCCGCGAAGCTCGCCGCCCTGGCCAAGTCCAAAAACCCGGCCACGCGCCGCCGCGCCGTGTTCGCCCAAAACGCCCGCAAGTGGGCCAAGAAAGGCAGCAAGTAATGACCCTGCTCACCAACCTCGCCGCGCAGGTCCCCACCCCGGCGGGACTCGTGCCCACCTACACCTCGCTCGGCAGCAACAGCGGCCTGACGTTCCAGAACACCGGCCGCGAGTGGATCGAGGTCGTCACCACCGGCACCACGACCACGGTCACCGAGAAGATCGGGCGCCTCGTCCAAGGGCAGTCCGTGACTTCACCGACGACGGTCGTCGTGGCTACCACGCCCGCGCCGGTGAAGTTCGGGCCTTACCCCTCGGACTACAACCAGCCGAGTTCGAACACGGTCGAGTTGGATTTCTCGGCGAACACGGGCGTCTCGGTCGCCCTGTTTCGCATGCCGGGGGTGTCGTAGGCGGCTATATCTTCGTGAATTCGATATCGCGAGAGGAGGCACTGCAGTGATAGCAGAAGAAGATATCCCTGAAGTTATGAATGTTAGTAGCGAGAAGCGCCCGTGCATCACGTGTGGCGACCTTTTCCAGCCGTCGAGCAACCGCCAAAAATTCTGCTCATTTGAATGCCGCCATCCAGCGATGGTATGCCCTGGCTGTGGTTCTTCTTTCCGCACGCGTAACTGGCGTACACAATCTCGGTGCTCGAAAAAATGTGCCGTGTCGGTCCGCGACATGGTCCAGGTGCGCGCCCTGGTGAAGAACCCCTCGGGTGGACGACCTTCGACTGCGACTTGCTCAAAGTGCGGTCAGGCCTACGAACCGACGAGCAGTAGACAGAGGATCTGTTTCGAATGCACGCCCAGCAAGTCAGCGCGGGCCAGGTTGCGTCGATACGGCTTGTCCGAGAAGGAATGGGACGGGCTGGCCGCCCGGCATGACGGCCTCTGCTGGATCTGTCGGACGCAAAAAGCGACCTGCGTTGATCACGATCACAAAACCGGTCAGGTGCGGGGAGCATTATGCCGCGTCTGCAACATGGTCTTGCATTATGTGGAACGCCCCGACTGGTGGGATTCCGCGAAAACCTATCTCGAGGAGGTGATCTAACCACGATGGCCTCCACAAAGAAGTCCAGCGGGAAGCGCAAGTCCCCTGGACCGATGCATTCCAAGGCACAGTGGCGACAACCGCTTTCTATATGCAACAAAGAAGCCCTTCGCCAAAAAATGGGCTGAGCAGATCGTCGCCACCCGAGGCAAGAAGACCGGCTACCGCGCCCTCCCGGTCCGTAAAGGCGCCAGGAAGCGCTAGCCGCAGCAACACCCCGCACCACCCACGAGTCCCCGGTAGACGGGAACGAAACGGAGCAACACCGCCATGGGCAACCCGAATAACGTCGTGTCCGGCGTCGGCAAGTTCTACTACGGCGCGTTCGGCGCGCTCGAACCCGCCGACTCATCCATGTCCCCCTACACCGCGCCCGACCCTGCCGTGTGGACGGACGTCGGCGACACCAGCGGCGGGTTCGTGTGGGAGGACGACCTGCCGTCCACCGATCTGATCGTCGATCAGCGGCTGCGCCCGATCGGCGCGCGGTATGTCGCGGGCACCGCGATGACCACGATCACCGTCGCGATGGCCGAGGCCACGCTCGCGAACTACGCGATCATCATGAACAACCTGGTCACCTCGACATCCGGCACCGGGTGGGCGAAGCAGGAGGCGCAGGTCGGCGGCCTGCCCCCGGTGCCGCAGTACGGGGCGGTGCTGCTGGACGGCTGGGCGCCGGGCGGGTTCCGCCGCCGCCTGATCGGCCGTAAGGCCTTGTCGAAGCCGAAGGTGCAGAAGGCGTTCGTGCAGGACGGGAAGATCTCCACGCTCGCGGCGACGTGGACCCTCTACGAGGTGTCCGACTCGATCCCCGCGTGGGCCAACATCGACCAGACCGCGTGACGCCCATGACCACTACGAAAGCGAACGCCGCGCCCGCGACGGGCGACGAGGCGGGCGGCCCGGCCGAAGACCGGGTGCCGGGGTTCAAGGTCGCCGACACGATCTACACCTTCCCCGCGCACATCCCCGTCGGCTGGGGGCTGACCTACCTGCGGCTGCTCTACGCCTCCAGCTCCGACCACGCCCTGACGTGGGCGCTGATGAAGCTGCTCGGAAGCGAGCAGTACACGCGGCTCGAGGAGGACCCGGCGCTCACCCGCGACCACATGCCCGACATCGGCGCCGCACTGCGCGACGCCCTGCTGGGCGGACCGGAGGACCCAAAAGCCTGATCGAGCAGCGCGCCGCGCAAGTCGCCTGGGTCCTGGCCTACTGGCGGGATGTGGCCAGCGACTTCAGCCGCTTCCACCGGGTGCGCCCGATCGAGGGCAGCGACCTGTCGGGCCCGGAGTTCTTCGCGCTGGCCTACCGGCTGGAGGTGTACGGCGGCGCGGTCGCCCTCGCGGCCGCGCGGGCACGCGCGCAGCAGGACGGCCCGGCGGCGCAGGGACGCGGACAGGCGGCTGCGGAGATGAGTTTCGACGACTGGGTGGGCGCCAACCCGGCCCTGGTGATCCAGGCCGCGACCAGGATGGGAGGAGGTGACAGGGGTGCCTGAAGGGTTCAAAGCCGGTTCGGCGTGGATGGACGTCAAAGCGAACATCGACGAGGCCGACTGGAAGGCGAAGATCGCCGCAGCGGTCGAGGGCGCGAGCGCGGGATCCTCCCCCCGGATGGCCTCGGGCCTGTCCAAGGGGCTGCTGGACGCCAAGCCGGTATTGGAGCGCGACGCGGCCGACATCGGCAAAAGCGTCGGGGACGGGATCGTCCGCGGGGTCGCCGACGCCGAGGCGCCGATCATGGACGAGGCTGAACGCATCGGCAAAGGCCTCGGCGGCAAGGTCGGCACCGAGGCCGGCAAGGGGATCGACGCGGGCATCCAGGGCGCGATCCCGGCCGTGCGCGAAAGCGGCAGCAAAGTCGCCGACGAGGCCGCCACCGCCGTCACCACGCGCCTGCGCGACTCGCGCGGCCGGTTCATCTCCGCCGGCCAGACCGTCGGCGACGAGATCGGCAAGGGCATTGGCGACGAGATCGGCAAGGGAGTCGCCCCAGGCCTGGACGATCTCGATGAGGAGATCAAGGGCAAGGGCGAGAAGGCGGCCAAAGACGCCGGTCAGGGCATGTCCCCGCTGATCATCGCCGCACTCGCCGGAGCGGGCGCAATCGGCGGCTCGCTGCTGGCCGCCGGCCTGGGCACCGCCATGGTCGGCGTGACCGCACTAGTCCTCAAGCAGAACAAGGTCATCGCCGCCGACATGGCGCAGGTCGGCCACGATGCCGCCACCTCGATCGAACAGGCCGCTGCGCCGGCGACGGCTGAGTTGCATGCCGATCTGCTCGCAGTCGACAAGCAGGTGCGGGAACTAAGGCCCGACTTCAAGGAACTGTTCTCTGCCGCCGAACCCGACATC